CATACAAAATTTAGTAGTATTATTAAAAGTGTTGAGTATATTTTTTTCATGATTATTTGGTTTGAAGATTTATTTTTAAAAAAAATGTGAATCATTTTAGTTTAGTGTTATTTAACCCCCCTAAAACAAAAGGTACATAAATAATAAATCAAAAAAAGCCTAAAAAACCCAATAAAAACGCCAATCTACACCGAAAAAAGCACAAAACACAATAAAAACGAATCGAACAAAAATTACCGTTTACTACCATTATACTATCACAAAACTATCACTTCTAAAAGTAAAATTACCGTCCGCTACCACAATTGATTATCGAATGATACTTTATAGCTTAAAAACGCCTAAAAAACGGCTGTTTATTGATTTTGCTATGCTTTTTGTTTTCAGAATTTACCTAATTAAATGCCATTTAAAAGGGAATTAAATAGGTCTTAATTGAAAAGTGTAAATTTTTGTTTTTTTTTTCTTTGCTTGTGCAGTTGCTTGTGCAGTTGGTTGTGCAGTTTTATTAAAATTACAAACTTTTAAAAGGTATATACTAACTCAAATCATATTCATTTCTATTTTAAAATGTATGTTTAAATAGGGTTTAATACTGTTGTGAAAATTACAAATACACCGTTAACATTAAAGTGTAGCCATTAATACCTTAATTGTCCTACGTGTTATTTAAATCTACTACTAAACTTTGTACAGTTTGATTTTATTCAATTCTGATAACACCTACCACCATTGCAATTGTTCTTATGTCTGATTTAGGTAATTCAAATTCGTCATAATCTTTATTATCTGATTTGCAAATAACATTATCTCCGACAATAGATTTTTTTAAACGTTTAATAATGGTTCCTTGACTAATTGTATCAATAACATATACTTTATTCCATTGAATAAACATTAGTTCACTTATTATTCTACAAGCAACAACATCTCCTGAATTATATTTTGGATACATTGAAGATCCACGAACTGGAATCATAAAATCAATTTTTATTCCATGAAATAGAGGTACAACATATTTCTCTTGAATATTTTCAATATTTACTCCTTCCATATCTTCATCCCCAAAACCTCCAAACGCTTCAAATGGTACAATTGGTATCCCTTTTTCTACCGTTGGTCGTAGATACTGATTTTCTATTTCAGAAACAATTCGAACCTCCCGATCTACCAAATAATTACTTGAATAATAATTATTTAACATCATTTCACCATTACCATTCAATAACCAATTTGAATTTACATCTACACATTTTGTGAATATTATTTCAAAATCTAACGTATTTCTACTCTTCCAATTTGATAAATTTTGCGTAGTAATACCTAGAAAATCCGCCAATTCTTTATCAGAATTAAAATTTTTATACTCTTTTATTCTATTTAAAATCAATAACTTATCCATAAATCTAAACAATTTGTGTATTTATTTTGTTTAAAAATTAGGATATAAACAAAATGTGTACTTATATTTGTGCTGTTCGATGGAACAAAACAAATAAGACACAAATGTATCAAAAGAAAAACAACAAACAATAAAAAAAATGACAAATCAAACGAGAAGATACAATACCATCGCGGTAGAAACATTAAGTGTAAAGCACGGATTAACAAAGCGTTTCATACGTCAATGTATTAGTGGTGACCGAACAAGTCAAACCGCTGAAACAGTTCTTAAAGGATACAAAGAATTAGTGTCTAAAATAGATGCTGTTACAAAATCATAAAATCAATAAAGATGTTTGAATACCATAACAACACACTTTGTGTACAGTCTAATTGGCTAATTGAATCACTTTCAATGTCGATTAATACTTATGCAAGTTTATGCACACGTAAAAATCTTATACGGTTAGCAAAAGGTGGAAATGGTCGTTCTGCATTAATTCAATTCGACACTATGCGCCAAGACATTAAAGACAAAGTACTTCAAATAACTGGTAATCCATACGAATTAAATAAAAACCAAGCATTTATTCAGAGTATCATTAGAGATCAAAAGGCGATTGATTTTTATAACCTACATACCTATCTAAAAAATAACGAGCCTGTAAAATTACCTGAAGAAAACAAAGATCAATATGTAATTGAAGCTTCAATTTTAAATGCTGTAGGAATTTGGGTTGAAACGAAAAGAGGACAATTGAAAATAATGGGAGGTAATTCAAACCAAGTATGGGGGAAAATTGCTGAAGTTGTTGCTTCACTTCCTCCTAGCGAATTTAAACACAAGTTACCTACAAGCGAACGAAAGTTACAAGACAAATTTAAAGCATATAAAAAAGAGGGATATGTTGCTTTAATTCATAAGAATTTCGGTAATAACAATTCTGAAAAGATAAATGAGAATGCAGGCGTATGGATTTTAAGCAGATGGGCTGATCCTGTAAACAAATGTGTGAACTATGATCAACTTTTAACTGAATACAACCATTACGCTCAAAACAAAGGCTGGTCTAAACTTAAATCAGAGGAAACCTTAAGAAATTACCTTGAAAATGGAAAAGTAAAACATTTATGGTACGGTCACAGATATAGTGAACTAAAAGCAAAAGAAAAATTCAGTTACACTCACAAAACGGTATTACCTACAATGAGAGATTCTCTTTGGTATTCGGATGGTACAAAAATGAACCTTTACTATTTAGATGAAAACGGAAAAATGGCAACGTGCAACGTGTATGAGGTTATGGATGCTTATTCTGAATGTTTCTTAGGATATCATATTTCTAAATCAGAGGATTACGAAGCACAGTTTCACGCCTATAAAATGGCAATTCAAACAAGCGGTCACAAACCTTATGAAATCAAATTTGATAACCAAGGAGGTCACGGAAAACTACAAACAGGAAATTATCTAAATAAAATCGCTCGTTTATCCGTTAAAACGAAGCCTTATAACGGTAAATCTAAGACAATCGAGAGTGCATTTGGTAGGTTTCAACGACTGTTTTTAAATAAATTATGGTATTTCACAGGTCAAAATATTACTGCAACTTCAATCGAATCACGTGCAAATATGGAGTTTATACTTGCAAACAAAGCGAATTTACCAACATTACAAGAGGCATGTGTTGCTTATAAGGAATTACGTAATGAATGGAATTCAGCAATACACTTCAAGTCAGGTATTCCTAGAAATGAAATGTATAGAAACTCGGAAAATCCTGAAACACCTGAAATATCATTGTTAGAAATGGTCAACTTGTTTTGGATTGAGCGTGAAAAACCGATTATGGTAACTTCATCAGGTATTGAGTTTACTGAAAAGAAAGTAAGATATTCTTATGTTGTTTATGGAGAAGACGGATTGCCAAATACAAAATGGTTAAGAGAAAATGTAGATAATAAATACCATATCAAATTTGATCCTGAAGATATGTCGTTGATTTTCCTTTACGAAAAAGATGCCTTAGGTCTTCGATTCGTATGTGAAGCAAGAACAAAGGTAGAAGTTCAAAGAGCAGCACAATTTCAAACAACAGAAAGTTTATCATATATCAGAAATGTACAAATCCAAGAAAATAAAGACAGAGAAGATGTTTTTGTTTATATGGATCAACTTCTAACAACACAAGGTAGAAATCCTGAACAATATGGCTTAAACAATGCCCCACTCAAAGGTTTACACACCAAAAAGAAAACAAAAAGTAAATCCCAAGTGAATGCAGGAGAAATAGGAGAATTTCAAAAAGTATTAAGCAACATAGTACCAATTGAAGAAGATTATAACGATGACGATTTTTACAAATCACTTTAAATAACAAACGACATGAATACACAAACAAAACAAGCAATTAAAGAAAAGTTAACAGGATATATCGAAAGATTTGACAGTCAAAATAAAGCGGCTAATTCTTTAGCAGGCGTTTCATCTGCTACACTTTCACAAATTCAAAATAACAACTGGGAGTTGATTAAAGATGAAATGTGGAGGAATATCGCTTCTCAAATCGGTTTCGAGGAGAATCAATGGAACGGAGTTGAAACGAGAGATTACAAATTGTTAACCCGAACATTGATTGATGCTCAAGAACATTCAAATGTATTTGCTGTAACAGGTCCAGCAGGTTCAGGTAAAACATTCACTTTAAAAACATTTTCAGAAAACAAAAAAAAAGCTTACTTAATTCAATGTGCTGAATACTGGAATAGAAAATTCTTCTTAGCTGAACTCCTTACAAAAATGGGGCGTGATTATTCAGGATTAACAGTTGCTGAAATGATGCATGAAGCAGTAAGAACTTTAAAAATTCAAGATAAGCCACTTTTGATTTTGGACGAAGCTGATAAACTGTCGGACCAGGTACTTTATTTCTTTATCACAATTTACAACCAATTGGAAGATCATTGTGGAATAGTGATTTGTGCAACTGACCATTTAGCAAAGCGAATCAACAGAGGAAGAAAGCTAAATAAAAAGGGATACAATGAAATTTATTCAAGAATCGGAAGAAAGTTTATTGAATTGAAAGGAGTTGGTTCTACCGACGTTGAGCAAATATGCCGAGCGAATGGAGTTACTGATACAACAGCTATCAAAGATATTTTCGAAGACTCTGAATACGATTTGAGAAGAGTAAAAAGAAAGATTCATGGAATCAAAATGTTAACTGCTAATTAATCACTATTTAAACTATGAATAAACGTCCAACAAATAGAGCAATTTCAGTTAATCAACTGCTTTGTACCAATTTCAAAACAATGAAGTTTGAAGGAGAATTCAAAGCATCCTTTGGAACTCCTCAAATATCGAGAAGTTGGTTAATATGGGGTGATTCAGGAAATGGAAAAACACGCTTTACTCTACAGTTAGCAAAGTACCTCACTCAGTTTGGTAAAGTCGCTTACAATTCATTAGAAGAAGGTGCATCATTATCGTTCAAAAGAGCAATCCAACAAACAGGAATGGTATCGGTAGCAAAAAAGTTTATCATTCTAAAAGGGGAAACAATTACTGAATTAAGGGAGCGATTATCAAAACAAAAATCTCCAAATATCATAATTATAGACTCTGTTCAATACACCGATTTAGACAAACGAACTTATAAAGCTCTTATAAATGAATTCCCAACAAAGCTATTCATTTTCCTTTCTCATGCTGAAGGTAAAAAACCAACTGGAGCTACTGCCAACTCAATACGATTTGATGCCGATGTGAAAATAAGAGTTGAAGGATACAAAGCTTTTACGATATCAAGATTTGGTGGTCAGAAACCATTTGTTATATGGGAAGAAGGAGCGGAAGAATATTGGAAAAATAAAAACTAAAACCATGAAAACAAACACACAAACAACAACCAAAAAACAATCTCATTTCTCCCTTAAACGCATTGAAGGAGAAATGACCAACGAATGGATGATGGAAAAATTAGAACTTTCAGTTTTAGAGTATAATACTATCAAATACAATTTAGGTCTAGAATTCTTAAATGAAATTCATCCTGAAGACTCTCTGATTTATAAAAAACACTTCTTGGATATTTCAACAACAGCAACCTTTTGGAAATGGTGGAGAAGTGAATGGGATTTAGAGCTTCAAGATTATGTAAACTATTTGATTGAACATAAAGCATTGTTGTTGCCTTCCATATTCATCGAAGAAATGAGACAGCTAGTTCATTACTCAAGTACTGAACAATCATTTTATCAATATTTAAAACTGTTCAAATAATGTCGGACAATTATATCAGAGACTTAAAATCTCAGAAAAAAGAGAAAGAAAAACAACTACAAGAGTTGTACAAAAAGAGGGATTCACATTCTCATATTAAAGAGAACTGGTACAACACACAACAAGCAATAAATATCACTTCGGTAGACATTCAAACGATTCAAAGCCGAATTGATAACTATGGAAGGAAAGTAAATCTTCCAGACCATACCAATGTAGAAACAATAATTAATCAAATAAAGTAAAACAAATGAAAGCAAAAATTCAAACGTCGAAAGACAAAACATGGATTGATGAATCAGGTATTCAAATTCCATCCAATCGTATTACACCAGCAGAGCGATTAAAAGAAAAAAATGCAGGTTTTTTAGTTAAAAAAGCGTTAGGCTTACAAAGTATATTGGTTGCCTTTAAAGAAGAAATTGCCAATAAATCAGATGAAGTTCTAAGTGCTGTAGTTGGAGAAGTAAAAGCAACAAAAGATACTAAAGGAAATTATACTTGGTACAATTTCGATAGATCAGTTAAAATTGAAGTTTCAGTTAATGAAAGAATTGCTTTTGATGATTTAGAAATCATGGCATGCCAAGAGAAATTAAATAAGTACATAGCTGAAAACGTTACCACAACAGAACCTTTGGTAACTGAATTAGTAGAATCTGCATTCTCTCGTAAGAATGGCAATTTGGACGCTAAAAAAGTTATGTCATTATTGAAGTATAAAGAACGAGTGAAAGCTCCTTTGTTCTTAGAAGCAATGAAACACTTGGAAGCTTCTATTAGACGCCCTGATTCAAAAACATATTACAGAATTGCGCTTAGAAATGAAGAAGGGAAATATGAAAACATCGATACAAACCTTTCATCACTGTAAGTATGTGGATTTTAAATATTTTCAAAAGAAAGAAGAAACAGCAAATTGAAAGGTTTGTTGGTGTCGCTCCAAAAACGCCATTAGGAAGAATTAAACCCAAACAATACATCGCAAAATGTGCAATGGTTTACAACGGTAAAATTATCAGAGAATTTGATGTTACGGAATTCGGTTACTCTCGAGACAAAGTCTCTGAAAAAATAGAAACAAACTTCAAAATCAGAGTGTCTGCTATTCATGTAAAAAGATAGTGGTATGAAAAAGTGGAAATTCGATATAAGAAAATCTTTATTAGCATTAGGAGAAATACAAATACTTCTACTTACTACTAAATTGATTACAATAAAATACCATACAAATCTAAGTTGGGTTATTGTATTAATTCCACTTTGGATGATCATTATTTCTTCTATAACGATTATTGTTATTGGCTTATGCATGAAGTTTAATATGCATGATGATGATATTGACCAATTATAAATTTCAATCCCCTTGCTGTTCTGCAGGGGGATTAAATAACCTTTAAATTATGACAAAGCAAGAAAAAGAAGAGCAACACAGAATTGAACAATTAGACAGGTTGAACAGGCTTAAATCAATCAATTTGGGTGTAACCGCAAAAGAAGCTACTGGTAGAATTACAAATTCTTTTCAAAATGTAAGGTTTGTTGAATTGTTCAAGCCACTAGTAAGTTGTCTTGAAATAAAATTTGAAGCTTTTGGTCAGGTTCACACCACTTTTACTGAACATGAAAACATTGGGCTTATTTATCCAACAATTGAGAAAATATGTGGTACTGTTTTCATTCATGAACCTGTTTGCAATACGTTGGTTTCACTAGAAGTATTTGATAATAACAATCTAAAACACATTAAAGCCTGGAATGAAAAAATAGTAAATCTTTTAGGCGAAGAAATTGATTGAAAATGAAAGGTCTTAAAACAAATTGGTCCAATGAAATGATTGAGAAATTAAAAATAGAATTTCCAAATCGTTTCTCTAGAGACATCGGTAAAGAAATGGGGATTAGTATTCGAACAGTAATTAGAAAAGCTAGAGAATTAAAACTTGAAAAAATCGAAAACTTTTTAGATCAAAATAGAAGTGAAATTACTCGATTGGCGCAAGAAAACAAGCCGCCAAATCCAATGAAAGGTGTAAAAGGGTTTGTGGTACCAGGAGGAGTAAAACACCAATTTAAAAAGGGACATATTCCAATGAACAATCCTGAAAAATCGAGGAACACAAGAAACGAAACAATCCAAAAAGAAAAACTCCGAATCAAATACGGTCTTCCACAAAAGACAAAGTTAAATCTTAAAAACGTATACTAATGAGCACATATAAAGAATACTTCGCAATAGAATCAAAGCTAAAAAACCAAGGTTTTGAGGTAGAACGCTCCGATATCATTTTGCAATTCTCTGAAGGTAAAAAGAAAGGCTTATCACAATTAACCCATTGGGAATACAAAGAACTCTTAAAATGGCTTAATCTTAGATTTGGAACTGCTACAGTAGTACAACCAAAGGTTTTAAATCCAGCCGAAAACCTCCAAAGAAGAAAAGTGATTGCATTGTTCTGTAAACAAGGTTATGTGAAAAATGAAAAGCCTGATATGTATAGAATAAACGGTTGGTGTATGAGCCACGGACATTTACATAAAATGTTGAACAATTACCACGGAGCTGATTTAACCAAATTAGTATCTCAAGCAGAGCAGGTTTATAAAACATTTATCGAAGGACAATGAAAAAAGCTATTTATCAATTAATACAAGAAGATGCTTTCAGAATTGAATACAGGGAAAAAGAAATGTTTTTACTGACAGTTCTGACTACTGATAAAATAACCTATGACGGCTTAAAACACCATATAGAATTCTACGAATCGGACTTAAACAAACAACTTTTTAAACGTATAAAATGAAACTAAAACTAAACAGAGATGAATTAAATGTATTAATTCACGCAATGGAAGGTGGACCAATGATAAGATTTTCTTCTCCGTTTGCAGGGAAATTAACAACATGTATCATGAGAGATTTTCTAACTAGATTAATGAAGAAATCTATTGATCTGCAGGAAAAAACATCTATTGAATTAGATGATCAAACATTGCTATCGTTAGATTATGTTTTACCTAAACTACCAATTAGCGATCCGTATGAAATGGCAATTATGAGTAAAATAACAACTAAAATCAATCAAGAATGTCTAAATATTTAATAGAATTCAAAGAGAGCAATGCTTCTGTTTTGGTTGAATATGACGAGCTTGGATTACTCACTAAATTTGAGTTATCAAAAGGAGAATTCACAGAACACCAGGTGCGTTTTTTCAATGGTAAATTTCCGAGAATAAAAGAAGATTTAGAATGGTTCAAAACCAATACGAAAGCCAAAATAAAGGAAATAGCAATGGATTTATCATTTCAAACCTTTTGGGATGTTTACGCAAACAAAGTAGGTAACAAGGAAAAAGCAATTAAAACATGGGATAAATTACCCGATACCGAAAAAGTAAAAGCGTTGAAATGGCTACCTACTTATGAAACCCAAATAGCAATACAGAAAGTTGCTAAGATGTACCCCGAAACCTTTTTGAATCAGAAAAGGTGGAACAATTAATCACTATTTAAATAATAATAAAATGAGTGGAATGACGAATGAGTGGTTTATGAAACTTACTCCAGAAGAAATGAAAATGCAACTAACGGCTATCGTAGAAAAATATCCTAGTTTATCACTAAATGAAGAAACGAAGGTTTATGTTAATACGACATGTGGCAGATCACTTGAAAGTAAAAATGAGAGGCACAGAACAAAAGGTTCTTTGTCAAGGAGAGAAAGAAGAATAAACGAACGTAAAACACAGAAAAAATGATATTAGCATTTAAAGAACAATTCGTGAACCCAATTTTAATAGGTAAAAAAATTCACACACTTAGAGAAGATAAAACAAATAGATGGAAACCTGATATGTCTATTCAAATGGCAACTGGAGTTCGAACGAAAAAGTATAATAAATTTAACGATGATACTTGTAACTCAATTCAGCAAATCGAAATACAAAGAACTTCTGATTTTTTCGAAGATACCATAGTTAAAATTGATGGTAGAAAATTAATTGAAGATGAAGTTCAACAATTAGCTTGGAATGATGGTTTTTCAAATCTCGTAGAGTTTTATCTTTGGTTTAGTGAGGGATTTGAAGGTAAAATTATCCATTGGACTGATAAGCGTTATTGAAATTAATTATTAAGTTTACAATTAAAACAATATAAATATGAAAAAATCAATATTAATTTTCGTGCTATTACTTTCAAATTTTCTTTTTTCTCAAGATTCGATTCAGTTAACTTTTAAGTCTAAAGAAGAAGCTATAAAATTTACTAAAGATATAATTACAAGCTCTGAAAACGCCATAATTTACGATAAGGACACTATCTTTGATCAACGCTTTTTGATTAAATATACATCAACGGTAACAAGTTTAAAAGGTGTATTGTTTGAGTTTAAAGTTACTGGAGATTTTGGTAAAGAAATATATGTATTTAAAGTTGTAGTTGGTACGTATGAAGTATTATTTCCAGCTTGGAAAAAGTATTTTAACCCAAATGCAAATTTTGAATCTACAAAATCTCAAAATTATCAAGTTAGATCATTAAATTTCGATCATGATATATTATTTCAAAAAGATGTTGATGTATGGAAAATTGGAAATCTAAAATTATCTAAATGAATTAATAGAAATAACTATTATAACTGATAGTTATTTCTATTTTTGAATCCTAAATATTTAAGTTATGATTTTAAAAATAAATTTTCTAGGCGGTTTTTTAATTGTCTTTTTATGTTTTGGTATGATATTGTTTTTATTAAGTAATGTTTTGCGTAGCTATGAACAAAAAGGTAATAAAAGGATAGTGTCAATTATTATTATTGGAGCATTAATAGTAAGTTTTATGATATTGAAATGGATTTATGATATTGATTCAGCTCCTGTTAAAATTTAACTTACAAAACCTATCAACATCGTAAAATTTAAAACTTTTTTACGTTCATCTTTAAATCATTACATAAAAATAATATCTTTGCAATACAACAATAGTTTATATGCGAGGACAACAATCACTATTTTCTAATCTATTTGTAGCAACTTTAGAAAAAGGAAGTGATAAACAACGACCTCGAAACTACTACCAACCCGAACGAAACGAAGCCTTAGTACACAGATACTATTTTCATGCAGAAATGAATCGTTTGCGTTACGACGATTGCATCGCTCAATTAGAAAAAGAATTTCACATTACTTCTCCTCGTATCATTTCAGTATTAACTCAATCTCATGGAATGATTGAAAGCGTTATCAATTCAAAGCCAACGTTGAAAGAATTGGAGAACAAATTTCCGTGGTACTCTTGGCGTGTTTTGAAACGTGCTTAAGTATTTATCACAAAGGAAACAGGACTAACCGCAACTAGAACAGGCTCAGCTGAATTATCAAAATAACTAAATTCAAACGTTAACGTCATTACTTTTAGTTGATTGTATCTCTTCATAAATTCACTAGAAACACGAGACATTTTAGAAGTCAATTGAATTGGATCTACATATAAAGCTTTTCCTTGAAATAATAGATATATCTTTTGAGTTAACTCCATTACGGCATTAGGTTCATCTTTCAGATTGAATACAACACAATGAAGTTTTATTCGCATTGTAGCAACTTGTAATCCATTGCTTCCATCCTGCCAATTTTGAGGGTCTAATATTTCAAAATAGACAGCTGGATAACTTTCAGCTTTTTGCTTTTCAGTATTTACATATTGTTGATTGAACCAATCAAATGATTTTACTTCAGGTAAACCATTTGTAATTACAGTTCCTGTCTCTTCTTTTAAATCGATGTACATATTATTTTAGTATTCGTAAAATATCTCTTGTAATTTCTTTTTCTAATTTAGCTTTCAATACAGCAGATTTACCCATAAATTGACGCTTAGGCATTTTAGACCCTAATTTACCAAATACTTTCATTGCTCCTCCTTCGTTGTGTATTTGGGCGTATATCTTAGTATTAAAAACAGTTACCGACCTACTTGACTTTCTAACTTCGAATGCATTTAATAATTCTTGTGTTTCTCCAGATAAAATAGGTCGCTTAGTTGCGGCATCAGAATAATTTGTGGTACCACCTTCTTTCTTTCGATTTTGTCCTGGTCTACTTGCTGTAGATTTATACTTGAATCCATACCAAGGACTTGCTGAATCGGTTCGTTTAACTTCTTTCCATTTTTCCAATGAAGTATCAGTAAATCCTTCTTTTTGAAATGAATCTTTAAAATGGTTAACCGCTTCAATACCTATAACATCCAATGCATCATTCTCTAGATACTGTTGCACTCGATCTAATTTTTGAATAATATTTTGAAAGTGTTTCATTTTATGTTATATTTGTTATACTAAACGATTGGTTAAACATTGTTTAAAAGACATTTAAGACGATACGCAGCAATGCTAAGTGTCACCCTGAAAGAGAGAGTTGCTTCATAGTAGTTCTCTCTTTATCGTTCGGATAATATCGTTTGTATTTAATAGTTTATGATTATCTAGTTTTAGTATCTTTTCTCCATTTTTCAAGAGTATAAAAGGTAACTTATTTCTATAATCAGTCATCTTACTATTTAATTGATTCGCTACATCATTAACATTTTCTGCAGTTAATTTTTTATTAAAATCATATCCTAAAAAGCATTTTTTATCACTCCCTAATTGCTTTCCTATTCCTAACTTTCTGAAACCTCTACTTACATAGCTTTTAATATTTTCGCCTTTAAATTCGGTTCTATCGCCTCTTATTTTTAATCCAAAGTATTCAGGATTTTTAACCTTCTTTTCTGTTGAATGAGCATTAATGGTAAAATCAGATTTAAGTTTTTTGATAAACGGAACGATGTAATCAATATTTTTAATGACATCTGATTGATCAGCCAGCGAAGAAATTGAAAGATTGTTTTTTCCTACTTTAATGTTTAATAACTCAACATTACCTTCTTTTAAAGTCGGTAATTGTTTTTTTATTGAATCCTTTTCAATCTTTGAAGAGTTCACAACATAAGGATGAGAAGCAGAAAATATAGTACCTGATTTTCCACTATTTCCAGCAATACCAGGAATAGGTTCTAAAGGTTCAATTCCATCATTATTTGTGACATCATCTCGTGTTTGTTTTGTTCCACATTTACACTCCCAATCACCAGGGGGCATGATAGTATCCCATATAGGATCATCAATTGAAAAAATTAAATTGTAATACTTCATGTGAGCACGTCGTTGATGTGCCGACCGAGATGGTATGTACTGAAGGTTTGGATATAAATCCTTTTTAGATTCATATTCTTGCCATTGCTTTGCACTTCTAGCTTGGCGTGTTGCTAGGTCGAATTCAGCTGATAACCATTGTTGATTGTATTTAGAATCGACCTTTAAAGCTTCGGTTCTAAACTGATCAAAGGAACGTTGTTTATTATTCTCATCAACCAAAAGTGAATGAATTTCTTTTTGTTGCGTATGACTTTTGAATGCAGAAAAAACAGCAGCGTTTTCTTTCAGTTGAAGTACCATTTTTGGATCATTAGAGTCATAACCTATTTTACCATAACCACCATCTATTCCACTTGAAATTGTTGAATATGTTGCATCGTATAACTCCTTTGGAATTGTACCTTCTTTTAATTTACCATCAAAGATGTTTTTAATTACTTGGTCAATATCTTTTTTTGAGATAAATGCTGCTGCAGTAATTTCTAAGTTTTCTTTACCAAGTAAATTAGTATATAAATCCGTAAGTTTCGCCCCAATTGAATTGAGGCTTAATCGAAAAAATTGCTTTGTGCTTTTGGCTGAGTAGTTGTTTTTGATGGTTGAACTACTATTTCATCTAAAGGAATTCCAAATTCGTCCTGTACCCATTCTAATTTTGGTTTATAACCTGCTCCGGTTAATCCTACTACTATTTCTAATAAGCTTTTTAAATCCTTTGGCTTTTTAAAATCAAAGCGTAAACCGTCAAATGGATAACCTAGTAATACTAATTTTGGAATACCGTATTGTTTCATCCAGTTTTCAAACCAAATCATATCAGCTAAAGTAACTAAGTTACTTATTTC